CTGGGTAGAAACTTTGCTGTTGTTGGTGCTGGAATTGTTGCAGCTACTGGCCTTCTGGGTAAAGCTGTTATGTCTGCCTCTAACTTTGAGGCTGAGTTCGAGGGTGTCAATCAGGTATTCAAAGACGCTGCTGGCTCAGTGCAAGCCTTTGCCGAGCAAGCCTCTAAGTCCGCTGGTATAAGCGCAACTGAAGCACTACAAGCCTCTAAGACATTTGGCTTGTTTGCTACTGGTGCAGGTCTTGGTGCTGAGGAAGCTGCCAAGTTCTCAACCACAATGGTTCAGCTTGCTGGTGACCTTGGATCGTTCAACGATGTGCCAACAGAGGAAGCCCTAGCTGCTATTCAATCTGGTCTCATGGGACAAGCTGAGCCACTTAGAAAGTTCGGTGTATTCCTAGACGATGCCAGGCTAAAGGCCGAAGCCCTAAACATGGGCATCTACAACGGCTCAGGCCCACTAAGCACACAGCAAAAGATGATGGCCTCTTACAGTGCCATTCTTGCTCAGACCACAGTTCAGCAAGGTGACTTTGTAAAGTATGGCGACACCCTTGGTAACCAACTAAAGACCATTAGCTCTGATTTTGAGAACCTAACTAAAGACATCGGGCTTATGCTCATCCCTGTTATTACCGAGGCTATGCCAGTTATCAAGGAAATGGCAACAGAGATTGGTGAAAAGCTAAAGACAGCTATCGCGTCTATTGACTGGAAATCGCTTATCCAAGCAGTTCTTGACTTTACTACTTTCCTTGTAGCAAACGCTGAAACTATCGCTAAGGTGATCGCGGCAGTCTTTCTTCTAAATACAGCCTTCAAGCTGATGGCAGTAGCCTCTGGCATTGTTAAAACTGCTATTGCTTTACAGACTTGGTTTACAGCTCAGCTTGCAACAGGAACCACGATAGCTACTATCGCAACCAACCTACTAAGTTCGGCTATGAGGCTGATTCCTTTTGTCGCTGTTATTGCCGGCCTTATTGTGATGACAGACCAATACAACAAAACTAAGACGGCTATTGAACAAACCTTGCCTTCTTTGGGGCAGTTTGAAACTGACACCATTGCAGTTGCCAACGCTGCTGCCTTATTTTCCCCTTACCTAAATGTAATCAAGCAGATTGTCTTTGCGTTACTTGACGCTAGCGATGCTGCCGAGCTATTCCACGCTGCTAGTAATAAGGCAACCTCAAATGACGCTGCCAACAGAAATAGGCGAAATGCTCTAAGAGATAGAAACAGGCGAGCTGGTCTTATTGGTTCTGGACCAGCAGGATTTGTTATGCCAAACATCCAGGCAATGCTTGATGCTGCTGGTGGTGGTGCTGGTCCGGCTAGCATAAACGAGTCACTTAACCAGCTAATTGCTTCTCAACAGCAAGCAGCTAATCAAGAATCAGGGATACTAGACCAACGGCTATCTGCCTTTGAGTCATTCAACAACGCGGTCAAGTCATTATTTGGACAGATCAAAGAGTCAATTCTGTCTAGCTTCAACCTGCCTACCTTGGGAAACTCAATCAACTCGATTACCAGAAACATTGGAAAGCTACTAGAAAAGACTAAGAGCTTTGCTCAAAACATCAGCAAGCTTGCCGGTCTAGGTTTGAACCCTGCTCTACTCCAGCAGGTTATCGGTGCAGGTCCAATGGCAGGTTCTCAACTAGCTGCTGCCTTAGTCGGTGGCGGTAGTGCCTTTGTTAGCCAGCTCAACTCTGCTTACGGCGAGTTTGGCAACCTTGCTTCAGGTATCGCAGGGTCGGGCGTAAATTCGGCCTTCAATAACCCAACAGTCGCAAACACTTACAACATTGAGGTAAATGGTGGGGTTGGTTCTGGTCCCACAATCGGAAAAGCAATCGTTGACGCTATCAAGTCCTATGAGCGCACCTCTGGGGCTGTCTGGCAGGGCGCATAATGCCAGAGCCGCTAGTCAAGGTTGAGCTAGGTGCTGACCTTGGGATTAGGGACCCAAACACCTTTATTCTTGATGACGCAACTAGAGGTGTCCTAGACAACACACAGTTCACCCTTGGCGGTGACAGGTTCTTTGACATCACTGACCGACTGGTGTCAGTTTCTACCTCAAGAGGTAAGAACCAAGCCCTAGATCGTATTGATGCCGGACAGCTCAACCTTGTAGTTGATAACTTTGACCGATTGTTTGACCCTCTTTATGAGAATGGTTTTTATTTTGGTCAGTTGATTCCTGGTAAGGAAGTCAGAATCAGTTGCAACGGCTTCCCAGTTATTTACGGATTTGTTGATGACCTTGACATTGCCTACGAGCCAGGCAGTAGGTCTGCTGTAAGTTTCCAAGCCTCTGATGGACTCAGCAACCTAACCATAAACAACTTGCCAGAGGTCAGCCCTGATGTTGAGCTATCAGGCGCGAGAGTGACACGCATCCTTGACTTGCCAGAGGTAGGGTGGCCAGCTGATGCAAGAAGCATTGACGCAGGCGACAGCCTTATGTCAGACAGCGACATTGCCGAGGGTACTCAGGCTGTCAGCTATCTTCAGTTGGTTGCCACCAGCGAGTCAGGCGAGGTCTTTGTGTCTAAAGACAACAAGTTTGTGTTCAAGGAAAGAAACTCGACACCTAGACTCCCAGACATTATTTTCACCGATGAGGGTTCTATCCCTGGATACACAGTTATTCCTTTTGCCGAGCTTGGTGTGGTCTATGGGTCAGAGCAGTTATACAACCGCATAGTTCTAACCAACGACCAGACATTCCCAGATGAGGCTATCGCCGAGGATGCTGAGTCACAGCTTGTTTATGGTCCAAGGTCTTACACAGTAAATGGCTTGCTAAACAACGATGTCAGCGACCTTCAGCTCCTAGCTGATTTCTTGTTGGCTAGATTCAAGGAACCTCAGTATCGCTTTGAAAGCCTGTCGGTAGTTCTTGATGTCTTGAGTGAGGCTCAACAGAATGAGGTGCTAGAGCTAGAGATTGGCGACATTGTGCAGGTCAGGTTTACCCCTTCAGGCATCCCACCTGCTATCGAGCAGTATGTTCGAGTAATCGGTATTAGCCATGACTGGCAGAACAATGAAAAGCGAATAAACCTATCCCTTGAAAGACTGGACTTTACTCTGTTTATTCTTGATAGCCCAGTATTGGGTATTCTTGATGATGACCGCTTGAGTTTCTAACTGCTAAACTACTAACAAGATAACTAAGGAAAACAATGCCAAGAAAAGTATTTACCGCGGGCGAAGTTTTGGCCGCTGCGGATGTCAATTCGTTTTTGATGGATCAGACAATTATGACCTTTGCTGGCACAGCCGCTAGAGGCTCTGCTATCGGTACAGCCACAGAGGGAATGTACGCACACCTAAACGACACCGACACACTTACTTACTACAACGGAAGTGCTTGGGTCAACCGCATCGGTGCGTCTGCTGGAATTTTGCAGGTTGTTTCAACTACTAAAACAGACACTTTTACAATGACAAGTTCGACATACGCAGACATTACTGGATTAAGTGCAACAATAACGCCTAGCTCAGCTACTAGCAAAATTTACATTTCAGTAAGTTTGGTTACTGGTATGAATGTTGCTTCTACGGCTACCCAATTTCAATTATTGAGAGATTCTACCGCAATAGCTCTTGGTGATGCCGATGGTTCCAGAACAAGAGCTTCGTCTGGTGCTTACGCTGCAAACATCAACGAAACCGTTCCAGTTGCAATTACAGTTCTTGATTCACCCAGCACTACCTCTGCTGTGACTTACAAGGTTCAAATGAGATCGTCAGTAAACACTTTTAGAAGCGTAATAAACAGGAGCGATGGAGATGTAAACAATGCTGCCAACGCAAGATATTCTTCAACAATTACCCTTATGGAAGTGGCAGGCTAATGGACTACGCAATAATTCTTACAACTAAATTCCAAGGTTCTGAATGGATTCTGGACGGAGATTCTTATGAAGGTCTTACTTGGCTAACTGACTCACCTAAGCCAACCAAAAAAGCACTAGAAGATTTATGGCCAGAGGTCCAGGCCGAAGTAGCAGCAAAGGCACAAGCCAAGATTGACGCTAAGGCTTCTGCTATCGCAAAACTAGAAGCTCTAGGTTTGACAGTCCAAGAGGTCGAGGCGGCTTTCGGGCTTACTAACTAATGGCTGAGGAAACTACCTCAGTTCGCATTACGCAAGCTGACATCTACAAGAAGCAACTTGAGCATGGCGAGATTCTGGTCAAGGTATTACAGAAACTAGATCATCTTGACGATGTGCCAGAGCGCCTAAGAGAAGTAGAACTAACCCTTGCCAGGCTTGCTTGGATTGAGCGCGTTGCCTACACAGGCCTAACAGCAGCAACAATCGCAATCATCGGTTTACTAATAAGCACGATAGGAAAATAATGACCTCATGGATTAGACCGGTAGATGGCGGAAGCATCTCTGACAGTTTCAATGGACACAAAAACAGAGCAAAGCCATCACTAAACCCAGGCACAGACTACGCAGTTCCAACTGGCACACCTATTAAGGCACTAGCAGACGGAACTATTACGGGTATTGTTCCAACCTTTACTGGTTCCGGTGGTCGCATGATATTCCAGAGCTTCCCATCAGGCCATAACGCAGACTACCTACACCTATCACGCATTGATGTTGTCGCTGGTCAGGAAGTCAAGCAAGGTCAGGTCATCGGACTTGTCGGTGGATCAGGTCTAGGCAAAGAGAACGGCTACGGCGCACACCTGCACCTATCTTTCCGAGTCGGTGGCAAGCCAACAATGGGAGCTGGCAACATTGACTACGAGGCTTTCCGAGGCGCACCTACAAGTGTTGCACCTGCTGCACCTGCCAAGCCAAGTGTTGCACTTCCCAAGGGTGTTAGAGCCTACCGAGGCAAAGAGCTAAAGCGTGGCGAGCCGGCAGGTCCAGATGTTCTTTACCTACAAAACAAGCTAGGTGTAAACCCACCTGGTCCATTCGGTCCAATGACTCACACCGCTGTTGTTGCTTTCCAAAAAAAGCATGGCCTACTAGCAGACGGAATCGTTGGCCCTCTAACTTGGTCAAAACTGGGATAGCTTGCTCAAAAAATTACAAACTTCAAAAAGCCTACGGATAATCTCTGTGGGCTTTTTTGTTTTCTTTATGGTCTGGCAACCTTTACCTGCTTATGCCGCACAAGCCTCAGCCTATGTAACATGTCAAAATTCGGTTGGGGAAACTCAGCAGTTTGGAATTGGATGGAACAATGAAAACGACTACTTCTTGGATAAGGGCAACATTCCCCAGCACTTTTGCGAGGGTGGCTTTGCTGGTGAGTTCACCA